CGAGGCATTATTTTCCTTAAGCTGTAATGCTGCTTAGTTCAGACCTTAGCTTGGCTGCTTGAATCGCACAATTTGAAAACTGAGCGGCATTGGTTGGGACTGGCGTGGGCCCGTGAGTATGCATCGAGAGTTGGTTGTTCATTTGCACCACAAGTTCAAAAAGATCACATAAAATTTGCAATGCATTCAGCTCGCTTGAGCCAATCCACGTTGTCGGTGCTTGTAGATGCTGACTGACCCCGCACACGCTCTTGCGCAGACCTTCGATCCGTTCCTGCATATCGCCACCCACCGTGGCGTTGTGCTTCTGCCCCACAACCTGATTCAGATCCCGGCCCGTAGCCTGGTGCAGATCATCAACCGCTGCCAGGCTCGCGGAGCCGCCCGACATCAGCTTGAGCGCGCCCAGCGCCTCGATCGTTTTCACGCCACCCACCGACTCGGTCGAGTGGTCATCGATCGTCTGCGCGTGGCTCTGGAATTGCTCGCGGTTGTCCAAGGCTTCAACCTCGCGCTCGATAGCCTGATCACGGATCTTGCCATCGGTCTGGCGTAGCCAGTTGCCGTCGGCGTCGACGCGCTGCTGAGCGGCCTCGCTGTGCTGCCACACCTGATCACCTTTCGGCACCTTCGGCATGCTCAGACCGTGCGGCAAGATCGATTGAATGTAGGGCTTGTTCGGCAGGCCGTAAGCAAAGCACACCACGACCCGCGTGCCCTCCTCCGGAAAGGCATAAATGCCCATTTCCTCCCCACCGGTGGGCAGCGGTAAAGGAACGCCAGTGAGCGGCCGCATGGCCGGATCTGGCTCGTCGTCGGCGCCGAGCACTTCGATATCCACGGCGTAGCGCGGACGGAAGTCGTCGCACAGTCCGGCGTCCGCCGGCGCGTCGGCCACGGCGACCACCCGGGCGAATCGCGGAAGGTGATAACCACCGGTGAGTTCGGGGAATTGGCGCTCTACAGCGCGGCGGATTGCGTCTTCCATCGGATGGCCATCTGGTCATTGGCGAGCGTCACCGTGGTGATGCGCTCGCCGTTGTTGATCGTTGCACCTGGTCGCAACCCGGGAAGGGCCGCGACCATCGCGCTTTGGTTGCCCTGGTAGCTGTCAAACAGCTCCGTTGGGATTTGCAACGGCGCACGGGCGCCAAAAAAACTGTCGGCCCAACTGCCGGCGAACACTTCACCGTTGCCCAGCTGGTGCCAGGTGAAGTCGGGAATGCTGAACACTCGGCCCAAACTGTCCATCGCCTGGTAACCGGCAGCAAGGCTGTAGAAATACGGCGCCTTCACACTGGCATAAGGCCGATCCGGTATACGAAAGCGCAGCCCGGTCTGTTCGCTGACCTGGGTCAACACTGCGCGCAGATCCACATGACGCAGGTTCAACGGCAACGGGTTGGCCAGCACGCCGGCCAGCTCACGGCAAAACAACACCTGTTCGACCGCGTTGGCGGCCGTGCAGCGCTCGACGTAGCCGATAAAGTGCCGTTGCAGCGTGCCCTCGTTGTAGCCGATGTCCAGCGTCACCAGCCCTTTCAGCGGCACAGGGGATTGAACGGTGAAGTTCGCCCGGCCGGGGCTGGTAGCGTCCAGCCTGACGTCCTCCTTGATGAGAGCGATCGGGGCGCCGTTGATGGAAAGTATCTTGTGCAGCTTCACGTCTGCTCACTCCCGAGCCACTTATCCACACGTCCCAGCACCTTTTCAAAGCCGCTCAGCGCGGGGTTGTCGTTGGTTGCGTCACCGGCGCCGCCTTCGCCGACCGTACTGCCCGGGGCGCCCTGAGCGTCTACCTTGTTGCCGGCGCGCCGGCCTTCGACTTTCTCCGGGTTCGATTCACGTTCGCTCAGCGTGAACTGCACAAGCCAGGCTTTCAGGGTGTCCGCTTCCCGGGCACTGACGCCGTCGGAAAACTCCACCTGACGCACGCCGAAAGCTTCGGCCGTGTCGTTCACAATCCGATATAGATGCAACTGACCGCCGCCGGCGGTGGCTTCAGCCATGCGCAACAGATCCGTCAGCTGGGTTTTATCCACAAAGGGAATCATCAACGAGACAGCCAGCGTCTTAGGCTTGAAGCCTTTGTGAGCCTTGTCGGTGTTGCTGGTCTGGCCGGACATATCGCCGCTTTCGATTCGCAGGTTGGCCGTGACCTTGAGGTTCTTCCCCTGGACTTTTTGCCCGTCGAGTAGCAGCGTCATAGGCCCACCAGCTCCCGCACAAAGCTCAGACCCTCTTTACTGCCGACCAACAAAACTCCGGCGCACTGAATCCATTCGTGGCCCGGGGCATCGCCGGCCAACAGTTCGCGGCATAATTCGCCGGCAGTGCCTGGGCCGATCATCCGCGCGCGTATGCTGACGTCAGGGTTGCCCCCGGCCAGCAGGTCTTTCAGGTCAGCCAATTGCTTATCTCGCCCCTGCTGCTGGGCGCTCTTGCGAGCTGCCAGCGCTGCCAGATCGGCCAACGGCGAGCTGTCAGCGGCGTAGCCTTCCAGCACGGCTATCTGCCCCGCCATCGACTGTTTGGCAGCTTTGACCACCGTGCAACGCTCCAGCGGCAAACCCTGCCAACGCGGTAGAGTCCCGGCGCCGGGGATCTCCCACTTTTCACTCTCCAGTTTCACCAGGTGATGCGCCCGGCGCTCGGTGCGCACCAGGTCAGGGATCGGCAGCAGTGCATTGAAGCGCGCCAAGCTGCTGGCCAACTGTTCCAGGCGCGTGCCCAGGAACAGGATCGACAACGCGTATTGCGGCCCAGTCGGACGCCCGCTGTCGCTGGCGTCTTCCAGTTTCTTGGCGAGATGTTCCAGCGCGTTGGGCGCGGACAGAAAGCGCTGATAGCCCGCGCCCTGGCCAACCCCGCTTTGAAATGGCGTCACGACCAGGCACGCCGGAACCTGCCCCATCTGCTCGGCCAGCGCTGCACGTCCGGCCGCGATCGCGCCTTTTGCTGCATCACCGACCGGCCCCGGGTTGGTGTTGGCCAGTCCACTCAGGCCAGCCAGGCGCTGGGCGGTGCTGGCCAGTTCGCCACCAGCCAGATCCTTGGCCGCTGACAGCCCGGCCATCCACTGCGTGGCCTGCTCCGGCCAGCGCATTGTCACCAGTGCCCAGGTCATGCCGGCGGCGTCCAGGTGATGGCTTTCATTGCCTTCAGATTTTTGTCTTTCTGAGCCTTCGCCACAGCTTGGCGCAGTGTTTCCGCGTGCTGCTGTGCGGCCTGCCGGAAGCGCACCAGGTCAAGGCTGACTTTCTGCAATTGTTCGATGGTGTGCGGTAGGAAAGCCAATACCTGGTCGACGTCATAGCATGGGTAAACGTCGTCCAGGCCCAGCAGCACCTGGCCGTTTAAATTCACCTGGTCATCGATCGCGCTGCTGTACCGGTATGGCTCGCCCAATGCGCTGGAGGTAAAGCCACCGGCGATATAAGCCGTGCTGCCGGCGGCGATCGCTTGCTGTTTCTTGTCCCGAAGTGCAGCCAACACGGCGTCGATGTCATCAACCCATTCGCCATTCTTCCAGACCTGACTAGGCCCGGGCTTCTTCATGGTGAAACCCGCCGGCACCCCTTCGAAGCCTTCCAATGTTCGCGGCTCGCCGGTGTCGGTGCTGTACACCACAACGCCGCCGAAGTAATCCACCAACTGCCAGGCCTTACCGTTCCACCACGCGGCTTTGTGTTCCGGAATCGCGGGCGGCTCCGCTTCGACGCAACCGCCAGGAACCAAATAGACGCCTGGCTCCAGCGGCGATTCTTCAGCCTTCACGGCACCAATGAAGATACCGAGGTGGTCGGTCTGGAATACGAGTTTGTCAGTCATGCTCAATCTCAATACTTGATGCAGAAAAGAAGGGCCAAGTTTCGCGGCCGGGTTTCAGCACCGCCGGCAGCGGCGACGGTTACACCATGGGTGTGGTTACCTGCGCCACCTACGCCGACGTTGTGCGCGTGCTGGCCAGCAGCGCCGATACCGACGTTGTGAGCATGGTTTCCTTGGTAGTCAGTGCGCATAGGTCGACCGTCGGCGTTTTTACCGCCGCCGATCTCAAGTTCTGTCCATACGCTGCCGCCAGCCGGATAACCGACGTTCACACCGGCGCCGTTATCGACTACGCGAAAACCGTGGTCGTGGTTGCCTTGCGCATCCGTCCAGGCGCTGTGCACGTGGTTGCCCTGCGCATCTGTCCAGGCGCCGTGCACGTGATCGCCCACGGCGGCGGCCGAGGCGCCGTGCGCGTGAGAGTGGATCATCATGTCCTGATAGACGCCGAATGCACGGCCAGGATCCAGACCGCGCCCGTCGTCCCAGCCACGAGGGAATAAGCCGCGCATGTCAGGCAAGTTGAACGTGGTGGAGCCGTCGCCAGCGCCGTAGTGCGTTCCAAGCCAGGCAAAGAGTTGTGCGTATGTGGTACGGGACACAGCCGCCCCGTTGCACTTCAGCCACCCCTGCGGCGCCCAGGACATGGCGAACGCCGCAACCATCCCAGTCATCGAATCGCCAACCTGCTTTTGTAGCTTGTTCAGAGCGGCGGTCGACGCCACGATCTGGCTGCTGTTGGTTGCTGGATCGTCGCTGATTGCGTTGGGCAGATTGCCCAGTCCGACGTCTTCTTTGGTGGTTGCCCGGGCGCGCAACTCCGCGTAATCCCCTTTACGCGCCGCCAGATGTTTAATGAGTGCGCCGGCGATCGGCTCAGGCTCACGGGCGTCATAAATCTCTGTAGGAGATGCGTAATAAGCGATCGGCACGCAGTAATGTCGAACCCCGGCAGCGTCGGTATAGTCGCCTTGCTGTCCGAAAATCACTTTCCACGTCGCGACCCGATCGCTTAATTGCCGCTCCATGCAAACGTCGAGTGTCACCGTTCCGACGGCAACGCCAGTTAACGGGACAGGCTTTTCCATAAAAACCCGGATGCCTTCGATGTAGGCGGTGCCGGCGCCCAACTGGAAACCATTTTCGCCCTTACCGAATGTAAGCGAGTCACCAAAAAAGCAGGCGCGGCCGTACACCTCACGGTTACTCAGGCGTTCTCGTTCATCGATGCCAGCAAGGCGCACCGTAAAGTCATGCTGCCAGGTGCTGGCATCGATCTTTACGCCGGTTAGTTTCATGGCGCCGTCGAAGGCCACCAGAAAATTGCGGGTGACGTTGTTGCCGATCTGCTCCGGCGGAATGTTTCTCCGTTTCTGTTGCAGTGGCACCGACGACGCGGCGAACAAGATGCCGTCAGCGTCCTCAAGTCCGACCCAGTTGAAGTCCCAATCCCCGACGTCTGACCCCAGCTGTGCGCTGTACACCACCTGGTTCGGGTTCACGTAACCCGCGTTCTTTTCCGGGATCGTGTAGACGTGAACGATCTGCGCAGCCGGTGGCTTGCCGGCAGCGCGATCGAGCGGCGCGGTCGGATCAAGCCCGGGCACATTCGCAAAGATGAATCGGCTGACGATCAGCGGCTTTTGCTGGCTTTGTTTAAGGGCGATTTGGCTTTCGCCGGCCAAGGTAATACTGGCGCTCACGGTGCGCTCCTACAGGCTGGCAACCAGCGTTTGCTGGTCGTCGTTGAAGTCGATCAGGGCAATTTGCAGCC